ATGACTTCTACTGAAAATCCTTCTGTCGATATTATCGAGCAAAATAATGAAAAAAGTCAAGGAATTACTTCGCTGTTTGAAGGTGGAGTTAAAAATAAAAAGAGAGGATGGGGTCCAGGTCAAACACCGCCTAGTATTTCACAGGGTAGAGAACGATCTGGGAATTGGTTTTCTAATTTATGGGATGATACTGTTACAGCACTTAAAAATCCTACTCGTATATTTGATGCTATAAAAGATAACGATCCTAACACTATGTATAATATACAGCAAGATAAAGATGCGAAAAAACTTTTAGAAGAGAAGCAAACTGAATTCGATAAAGAAGGATTAGGAAGAGAACTTAGTGAATATGAGAAATCTAATTTAAAAACTATTGATAATAAATATGCTGGAACTTCATTACTAGATGGTGCAATAGGGTTTTTACCTCCTGTAGCTATAGCAAAAGGAGTAGGTTTACTTGGTCAAGGTGGAGCTCGTGGAGATGCAGGTCTTGTAGGTGAAGGAGCAATGAATGTAATAGGTGGAGGTATATTAAGTAAACTAGGTAAAGGAAGTCAAGCAGTTGCTAACATGCCTATTAATCCAAAAATAGCAGAAGGAGTTGCAGATCTAATGAAAGTTGATAAATATATGTTAAATGATAAAGTTTCTAAAATATCAACCAAAGCTATAAATGATCCAAAATGGAAACCAGGAATAACAGCTTTTATGGGAAAAATGATGAATCCATTTAAATTTTAAACAATTATGGCATTTAAATTAGAACCACCATTTAAAAAAACCTCTCCAGTCTATGAAAGAGAATTAGAAGAAGGATGTTTAGGAAAAGGAAACAAGAATGGAACTATTTTAATAGATCCTGATCAATCTGAGGAAGCTAAAGAAAGTGTTATAGAGCACGAAGAAGTTCATATAGATCAAATTAAAAGAGGTGATTTATGGTACGATGATAATGCTGTTTATTGGAAAGGTAAAAAATATCCTAGAAGTAAAATGAAAGAAGGTAGCCCAAATTTACCATGGGAAAAAGAAGCATATAGCAAGACAGATTCTTTCGAAAAATTATAATAAAATGAAATCAAAAGGTTTAGGAGATACAATAGAAAAATTTACAGAAGCTACAGGAATTAAAAAATTAGCTGATAATATACCTGGTGGATGTGGATGTGAATCAAGAAAAGATAAATTAAATAGATTATTTCCTTATAATAAATAATATGGCAAAAAAGAAATTTAAAGATACAACCGTTGGGCAGCTACTCTTTGGAGCTGCATCTGTTATAAACCCAACTTTGGGTAATGTTTTACAAGGTGTTACTTCACCTCAAGAAGCGATAGCAGAAATAACAAAATCAGATGCTCCTGCAGATGATAAAATAAAACTTCAACAATTAATATACGACCAACAGAATAAAGAATTAGAAGCTATTACATCAAGATGGCAAGCAGATTCTATGTCTGATTCTTGGATGAGTAAAAACGTACGTCCATTAGTACTAGTATGGTGTATAGTTATATTTTCAATGGCTGGTATTTTAGATAGTATAGAAACACTACCTTTTCATATAAATGAATTATGGAATGATACTTTCGAGAAAATAATGATGTCGGTTGTCTTAGCCTATTTCGGTGGACGAACGACAGAAAAGGCGAGTAGCATATTTAAAAAGTAAAATCACATATTAATAAGTGATAAATATATAGAGTAATAATAATTAAAATTAAATCAAATGGCAGAAAAAGAAAACAAAATTGAAGAACAAGAATTAACTAAAGTAAAAGAACAACAAACTAATATTCAAAGAGTATTATTAGATCTTGGTGTTTTAGAGGTTAAAAAACTTGAAGTAACTGAAGCTTATAAGCAATTTAATGACGCTTTAGAAGTTACTAAAAAAGAACTTGAAGAAAAATATGGTTCAGTAAATATCAACCTACAAGATGGTTCTTACGAAGAAGTAAAAAAAGAGGACACAACTGAAGAGAAGTAAGACATGGACTCTATTATAAGAAAGATCAGTATAGGCGCTGATTATAAAAACGAAGCAATGCATTATTCTATTGGACAACAAGTGTATGGTGGTCACACTATACATAATATAAGTCTAGATGAAGAAGATAATTCTTATAATATTTATATAAAAAAAGATGATGAGATAATGCCTTGGAAGAAATTTAATTCCAACATGGCTATATCTGTAGAATACGATTTAGAATATTAATGAATAGTATATATAATTTTATTATAAAACCTAAAAACGGTAGATATAATAATGAAATTAATATAAGTGATACTACATTAGTGGTTAATACCAATATTGAAGATCATAAAATGGTAAGTAGGCATGCTATAGTCGTGTCTACTCCCATTGCTTATTGTACAGATATAAAACAAGGTGACGAGGTAATAATACATCATAATATATTTAGAAGATGGTATGATGTAAGAGGTAATGAAAGAAATAGTTCGCAATATTTTAAAGAAGATTTATATTTTTGCAAACCAAATCAAATTTATTTATATAAAAAAGATGATAAATGGTTACCATTTTTAGATAGGTGTTTTGTAATGCCAATTAAAGACACTGACTCTCTAACGTTAGATTTAGAAAAGAAATGTGTTGGGGTATTAAAAATAGGTAATAAAGAGCTAGAAGCACTTGATATTAACCCAGGAGATCTAGTTGGTTATAGACCGGGTCGAGAATGGGAGTTTATTATTGATGGTAAACGAATTTATTGTATGGAATCAAATGATATTATTATAAAATATGAGCACAAAGGAAACGAAGAAGAATATAATCCAGGCTGGGCAAGTAGCAGTTAAAGAATTAATTAAAGTTGCTAAAGAACCAATCATAGATTATGGTCCAGATATTTCCGCAGATAGACTTAAAAACGCTGCAGCTACTAAAAAATTAGCTATATTTGATGCTTTTGAAATTCTAAATAGACTTGAAGAAGAGAAAAATATGTTAGAAGATAAACCTAAAGAAGAAGTTAAAAAAGAAAAAACTTTTAAAGGTTTTGCAGAAGGGAGGTCTAAATAATGTATAAGCAAGTTTTATATAAAATATTAGATAACCATATTAAACCTAAAGTTCTTAAAAGAATGAATAGGTATAAAAAATGGAGTTACGGATATAATAAAGAACATGATGTTGTAGTTGTATCTAAAACAGGGGAAATAGGTGAAATATATGAAATACAAAATCTTAAAATAGCTTTACCTAAAGAACCTAAAGATGTTCATAAATTTGAAAAAGATAAATGGACTAAAACTGAATATCCAAAACCATTGACTAGAATTAAAACCGTTTTTGATTGGAGAGATTATCCCCAAGATTTTAAAGAAAAATGGTTTGAATATATTGATGAAGAGTTTAAAAGACGTGAAGAAGGTTTTTGGTTTTATAATAAAGGAAAAGCCACTTATCTAACTGGAACACACTATATGTATTTACAATGGTCTAAGATTGATGTTGGACCACCAGATTTTAGAGAAGCTAATAGGTTGTTCTTTATATTCTGGGAAGCATGTAAAGCTGATGTAAGATGTTATGGAATGTGTTATCTTAAAAACCGTAGATCTGGTTTTTCATTCATGGCTTCAGGCGAGATTGTTAATTTAGCAAGTATATCAAGTGATTCAAGATATGGAATATTATCTAAAACTGGTCCAGATGCTAAGAAGATGTTTACTGATAAAGTTGTACCAATTTCAGTTAATTATCCGTTCTTTTTTAAACCGATTCAAGATGGTATGGATCGACCTAAAACAGAATTAGCATATAGAGTACCAGCTTCTAAATTTACTAGAAGAAAGATAGAATTAGGAACAGAGAGCACAGAACTGCAAGGGTTAGATACTACAATAGATTGGAAAAATACTGGTGATAATAGTTATGATGGTGAAAAATTAAAACTATTAGTACATGATGAGAGTGGTAAGTGGGAAAAACCTAATAATATATTAAATAACTGGAGAGTTACAAAAACAACATTGAGATTAGGTAGTAAGATTATAGGAAAATGTATGATGGGATCTACTTCTAATGCTTTAGATAAAGGAGGTAGAAACTTTAAAAAATTATACGATGATTCAGATGTTACAAAAAGAAACCGCAATGGACAGACTAGCTCGGGATTATATTCTTTGTTCATACCTATGGAATGGAATTACGAAGGATACATTGATTCTTATGGGATACCTGTCTTCGATACCCCAACCACTGAAGTCACAGGTCCACAAGGAGGATTTATTGACATCGGAGTTGTTGAATATTGGGAGAATGAAGTTGAAGGTTTAAAAAACGATCAAGACGGTTTAAACGAGTTTTATAGACAATTTCCAAGAACAACTAAGCATGCTTTTAGAGATGAATCAAAATCATCTTTATTTAATCTAACTAAAATATATCAACAAATAGATTTTAACGAAGATTCTAATAATAAAGCTAGTATAAGTAAAGGAAATTTTTTATGGGAAAATGGTATTAAAGATTCCAGAGTTATATTTGCTCCCAATACTCAAGGGAGATTTTTAATAACTTGGATACCAGAATCTCATATGCAAAATAGATATATAGAAAAAAATGGAGTTAAATATCCTGGCAATGAGCACATGGGTGCTTTTGGATGTGATCCATATGATATATCAGGAACAGTAGATAAAAGAGGATCTAATGGATCTTTACATGGTTTAACTAAGTTTAGCATGGAAAATGCTCCTCCTGATCATTTTTTCTTAGAATATATTGCTAGACCACAAACTGCTGAAATATTTTTTGAAGATGTTTTAATGGCATGTGTATTTTATGGAATGCCTATATTAGCAGAAAATAATAAACCAAGACTATTATATCATTTTAAACGAAGAGGATATAGAGGTTTTGCAATGAATAGACCAGATAAATTCTGGGTTAAATTATCAGTAACAGAAAAAGAAATAGGTGGTATACCTAATTCTAGTGAAGACATTAAACAAGCACATGCTGCTGCAATTGAATCATACATAGAAACAAAAGTTGGTTTTAATGGAGATGGATACGGAGATATATATTTTCAACGTACTTTAGAGGATTGGGCTTCTTTTGATATAAATAATAGAACAACACATGATGCTTCTATTAGTTCAGGTTTGGCTTTAATGGCTTGTAATAAAAATAGATATGCTCCGGTTAGCAGAAAAAAACGTGAATCAATAGATTTAGGAATTAAAAAATACGATAATAAAGGAATATTATCCAAAATAATTAAGTAAATGAATACATACGCAAATCCAAATAGTGCCTTTCCAAGCCAAACTGTTCCAGATGCTGAAAAAGCATCTATTGAATATGGTAGAAAAGTAGCCCAAGCTATAGAAAGTGAATGGTGGAGACAAGGTGGTAATGGAACTAGATTTGCTACGTCTTATAATAGATTTCATACTTTAAGATTATATGCTAGAGGTGAACAACCAGTTCAAAAATATAAAGATGAATTAGCAATTAATGGTGATTTGTCTTATCTTAATTTAGATTGGAAACCTGTTCCAGTAGTAGCTAAATTTGTAGATATAGTAGCTAATGGAATGAATAATAAAGCTTATGAAATAAGTGCTTTTGCTCAAGAT